ATCTTACGAAAAAGATGATATGGTACAAGAAGGAGTGAATTCTTATATTTGTACAACAGCTCATACTTCAGATGCAAGTACATTTAGTAATGATTCTGCTAATTGGGATACAATGGCAACAGGTGCAAATATTCCATCACAAACAGGTAATTCTGGTAAAGTATTAAAAACAGATGGTTCATCTTTAAGTTGGGGCGATGGGTTACCGACAGGTGGTACATCAGGACAGTATATTACAACTGACGGAACTACAGCTTCTTGGGGAACAGTATCGTCTGATTGTGTACAAGTTGCATCATATAGCACTACCAGCACAGTTGGTTCAGTAGAACTAGAAAATATCTTTAGTTCTGATTATAAAAATTACAGAATATCAATAACTACTCAAGGTGATACTCTCGGTGGTCAATGGTTAGTGATTAGGCTTAAAAACGGAACTTCATCAATAACTAGTTCAAATTATGAAAGTTTAACTGTTATGGCAAATAGTAATAATCTGGATAAGAACCAATATACAAGCCAAAGTTACTGGCTACTCTCTAATACCACTCGTCCTAGTTACCCAGCAGCACTCACTATGAATATAAGCAATGTAGGTGGAGCTTCAGCTAGATATCCTATAGCAACCTTTACTGGAGGTGGATGGGACGGTACTGGGGCACTAAAGACTCATTCAGGTTTTGCCTATTATTATGGAAATACTGGAGATGCTGATGGTATTTCAATCTTTCAAAGTAGTGGAAATATTACTGGTATAGATGTAACAGTTCACGGATTTAAATAAGGAGTTTATTATGAACAAAGCAATATGGACACCAGAAAATCCAGAAGGTGTTATTGTAGAAATGACAGCAGAAGAAATTGCAGATAGAGATGCTATAGCTGCTGAAGTACAAACACAAATTGATGCAGAAGAAGCTGCAGCAACACAAAAAGCTACAGACCAAGCAAATGGTAATCAAAAACTGTTAGATCTTGGACTAACTCAAGCGGAAGCAACAGCATTAACCGGTTATATTCCGCCCGCTGAATAATTAAAACATATAAATAGTCCTATAGAATTTTAATATTATAGGACTATTTTACATGGCTAACCCGACTTCAAGACAAGGTCTTATCGATTATGCTTTAAGAAAGCTAGGATCTCCGGTCATAGAAATTAATGTAGACGAAGATCAACTCGAAGATAGAGTTGACGAAGCTCTGCAGTTCTATCAAGAATATCATTCTGATGCAATCTATAAAACATATAGAAAACATCAACTGACATCTTCTGATATATCAAACGAATATATTACAATACCTGATAATATTATTTCTGTTCAGCGTATTCTCCCTCTCAATGACGAGAATGGTACAATTAATATGTTTGATGCAAGATATCAAATTCATTTAAATGATATTTTTGATTTACGTCAAATGACTGGTACATTAACTAATTATGCTATGATTCAATCATATATGGCAACATTAGATATGGTTTTAAATGGTCATGAGCAAGTACGTTTTAATCGTCATCTTAATCAATTGTTTATTGATGCTGAATGGGGAACAGACTTACGTGAAGGTGATCATGTAATTATTGATTGTTATAGCATTATTGATCCTGAAACATATAACGATGTGTATAACGATATGTTTCTAAAGAGATATTTAACTGCACTTATTAAACAACAATGGGGACAAAATCTATCTAAGTTTGAAGGTATGCAACTTCCAGGCGGTGTAACTATTAATGCTGCTCAAATTGTAAGTGATGCGACACAAGAGATATCGCAAATTGAAGAAGAAATGCAACTCAAGTACGAGATGCCACCTGATTTTTATGTAGGATAGTATTTTGGCTACTAACGTATATTTTTCACCTAAGCATAGACCAGAACAACATCTATACGAAGATTTAGTTATTGAATCTTTAAAGATGTATGGTCAGGATGTTCTATACATTCCAAGACAGCTTATCGCACAAGATGAATTATTGAATGAAGATTATTCTAAGTTCACAGATGCTTATGCAATAGAAATGTATATTGAAACAAATGATGGATTTGCTGGTGAAGGAGATCTATTATCTAAGTTTGGTGTTGAGATTCGAGATCAAGCAACATTTGTTGTAGCAAAACGAAGATGGGAACAATTAGTTGGTGTATGGAATAATTCAATTAATAATGTAAGACCATCTGAAGGTGATTTAATTTATCTCCCACTTTCTAAATCATTATTTGAAATCAGATTTGTAGAACACGAACAACCATTCTATCAATTAAATAACTTACCAGTTTATGAATTACGCTGTGAGTTATTTGAATATAATCAAGAAGAACTTGAAACTGGTATTCGTGAAATTGATGCAATACAAGAGAGATTCTCTACACAAATTAAACTTACACTTGGTACAGTTTCTGGTTCATTTAGACTTGGCGAAAGAGTTACACAAGATACAGGTTTAACATATGAAACTACAGTTGGTGCTGTTACAACTACTAATACTTTATATGTAGAAGGTGAAGTTGCAGCTTATGAAAAAGTTACATCTTCAACAAGTACATTAACAGTCGTTGCAGTAAGAGGTGTTGACGGATCTGATAGAGAATTCTTTGTTGATGGTACAGCAAGAATTATAGGTGATGATTCTGCAGGATCAGGTTTAATTACAGCTATTAGCGCTGATGATTTAGAAAACGATGTTTATGCAGATAACTATGAATTTGAAGTTGAAGGCGATTCTATTATTGACTTCTCAGAATCTAATCCATTTGGAGAGCCATAATGTTAGGTGAACATTTTTATCATGGTCAAATAAGAAAGATTGTAGCAGCATTTGGTACACTATTCAATAATATTGAAGTAAAGAAAAAAGATGCAGCTGGTAAAATCTTACAAACTATTAAAGTTCCATTATCGTATGGACCTCAACAAAAGTTTCTTGCACGTATTCAAGAGAGAACAGATTTAAATGATACAAAGGTAGCAATCAAATTGCCACGTATGTCATTTGAGATTACATTATTGCAATACGATAATTCAATTGCAATTAAGAAAGATAATTATATTCAAAAACAAAACTCAACAGATCCTACGAAATATGATATTATTCGTGGTCCTATTCCGTATCGTATTGGTTTTCAATTAGCTATTATGACAAAAAACCAAGATGATGCATTACAAGTTTTAGAGCAAATATTGCCATTTTTCCAACCTGATTTTACAATCACTATTAATGATATTCCAGATATGGATATTAAATCAGATATTCCTATTACACTACAGAGTGTAGCGATGAATGACGATTATGAAGGTGATTTTGAAACAAGACGAGCTATCATTTATCAATTAGACTTTGAAGCTCGTGTCAAGTTCTATACTGGTATTACTGATAAAGCTATGATTCTTACTGCAGCAGCAGATCTGAATGTAGATATTGGTGATGATACTTACGGCTTCGCTGAAGAAGTTACAGCAGAAGGAGATGAAACAACTCTTACATCTGAAGTTGGTATAGATACAGTTGATGACAATGCTATTACACCATGAGGTAAATTATGAGTAAGGATGATATAGAAGACGATTATGATTTTGCACGATCGCAATATTATAATCTAGCTGACAAGGGTCAAGAAGCAATTGATCTTATGTTAGAGCTTGCAAGAGAATCTGAACATCCACGTGCTTTTGAAGTTTTGTCGAATATGCTTAAGCAAAATGCAGAAATTGCAGATAAGCTTATGGCATTACAAAAACAAAAGAAAGAAGTCAATAAGGCTGATGTTCAAGCTCTTCCAAATGGTCAACAATCTTTAACACAAAATAATGTGTTCTTAGGTACGAGTACAGATGTACAAAGAATGTTACACAATAAAATAAAAGAACTTGAAATAGATGCCGATAATCAATAATACCGAAGGTTACTTAGGTAATCCTAACGTTAAACGTGATGGAGTCCAACAAAACTGGACTCAAGAACAGATTAACGAGTATGCAAGATGCATGAAAGATGCAGCATATTTCGCTAAAAAGTATCTAAAAGTCATATCTCTTGATGAAGGTCTTGTACCTTTTGATTTATATCCATATCAAGAGAAAATGTTCGAACACTTTAATGATAATAGATTTTCTATTGTTCTGGCATGTAGACAATCTGGTAAATCTATTTCATCTGTAGCATATCTTTTATGGTATGCATTATTTCATTCAGAAAAAACGATTGCTGTTCTTGCTAACAAAGGTGCAACATCAAGAGAGATGTTAGCACGTATTACTTTAATGCTTGAGAATACTCCTTTCTTTCTTCAACCAGGTTGTAAGTCATTAAATAAAGGATCAATTGAATTTAGTAATAACTCTCGAATAATTGCTTCGGCCACATCTGGTAGTTCTATTCGTGGTATGTCAATTAACTTACTTTATCTCGATGAGTTTGCATTTGTTGAGAATGATGGTGAATTCTATACATCAACATATCCTGTAGTGTCAGCAGGTAAAGACACAAAAATTATTGTAACTTCTACTG